CCTGGCGCGGCTGAGGCGGCTTGCGGGGACGTTGCTATTGCTTCAGTCATAATTCTACTCCTTCGTGTTTAACTGTTTCGGGTTTTGGTTCATCTGGATTTTTCTCAATCCAGCTGTGGATATATCTTACCGCAGCATTTAGGCCGAGGTTAAAGTCAGTCGCTCGCGCCGAGAAAACGTCAAATATATCGCGCCGATAAAGGCAACGCTTGTCCAAATCCTCCAGCACTTTCTTGCCTGCATCAGACAAAAAGCAGGACTTGTAATTCAGGATTTTACGTTTTTCATCCTCGGACACCATATTGTCCCTCCTGCCTTCGCCTACCAAGAACGGCTTTCCACGCAAGCGGGTCATCATACAATTCGCTTTCGTGGAATTTGCCTACCGCCATTTGGCGCTCTCTTTTTGCCAAGCGTTTCATAACGGGCTTTTTTGGCTTTCTTCTTGTCCCCGTCCAAGCCCCTTCATAATTCACATCAGTTAATTCGTTTGGCATTTTATTTTCTCCTTTTTCTGCGTTTCATTCGACGCTTTAGCGCGCCTGCGTGTTTAGGTAATTTTTTGCCGCCCGATTCCCGAAGATGGCCTTCGAGTTCGGCGGTTGTAATACCGGCCATTTGCCGCTTTTCGCCTCTACGTCTGCGAGCTAATTCTGCGCCGAATAAACCCTGCTGCGCCTGAGATGTTATCGGCGTATGGGCTCTATGTTCGCCTGGCATTTTAGCGCCTTATTTTTTAGGTTTCTTTCGCTTTTTCTTGCCTGGACACGGCATATTAAACTCCTGCACTTACAAGTGCTTCCGCCGGACTTCCAGCTTCAGGGGCTTTTGTGACATCTGCATACGATTTGCTTGCGACTTGCGCCGCCTGCGCCATTTTAATCTGCATTTGCTCCTGCTCGCGCTTTTGACGTTTGGCTGCCTTTTCTTCCGGCGTTGACAAGTGTTCAACCTTGAAACCGCTTGACAGTAAAATGTCTGGTAGCGCTCTATTCATATTGATTTCGTCCACTGCCTCAGGGAACATAGGCGCTACTGCGGTAATCATATTCACACCTTGCACAAACGCTCGCGCTTGGTAATCCCGCATCGCCATAGCTAATTCTCCCATATACTCGATACCAAATTCTTGTCCTCTTAGCTCTCCTGGCGGATAAGGTATCCTGCCGTTTCTAATAAGCAATAAGATGCTTCGAGTAATGACAGGGGTAAATAGCTCGCTTTCCATACGGGACACAGGACTGACCAAGCGTCGCATACCTTCTCTAATTCTGGCCTCAATTTCGATTGTTGTTCGGCGGTCGCCTTTCATTTGGCTAAGCTGGACGAAAATGTCCTTGAAAAACACCTTGTGTATGATTTCCTGCTGAAATTCCAGCATTTCTTTCGTTATCGGGAAGTTGCCCATAGCGCCAGGCGAAATCGCCTTAATAGCGCCTGCTTCAAGGACGTGGTTTCTTGCACCAGGGGACATATTGACTTCGCCTTCGATATTGGCATCAACTGTTTCAGTAGGCGGGTTATTCCACTTGTGGCCGCACTCGATAAAGTCGCGGTGCATTTGTTGTAATTCCTTGACTGCGGATAAAACCATTGTCCCTTGTCCGCGACCATATTTTTCGCTCGAAGATTTTTCCCAGCGAGGGACAGCGTAGCAAAGCTCCTCGAAGCCGCCTTCTTCGACGATAATCTGCTCTTTTATATTCACAAAAGCGCTTTCAAAGGGCATATTGGAACTATCTGTGAATTTCCAATGGCGGTTTTCTCGCGGGTGAACGATATGGATAAACTCGTGCAGCTTGCTTTCGTTATCGGGGCTTTCGGCATCTTTTTGGGTTTGCGTCCCAGGGTTCTTGAATTCCTGACCTGCCTGCCTTGCCGTAAGAGGAAATTTAAGGATAACAGTATCGACGTTGCCTTTTGAGTCCTGTTTTAGGGTATAGGCCGCTATATCCCAATCCTTATAATTCAAGCTGAGCGCTTTATTATCCCACTCCGAGTAAAGGCAGCCGGTCCCGAAAACGACAAGGGCGTGGACTGTCTCTTGAAGCTGGAGCATAAAATTACTCTCAAACATCTCGTCGTGGGCAATTTGCGTGGCAAGGGCAAGCCATCGTTTGACGTGGTCTAATTCGCCGATACGACGGTCTTTTACTCTTAGACCGAAGAATAATCTCCCAGCGGGAATCCACGTTCCAATCAGGCCGCTTGTCATATCCTGCGAATCGAAAATGGCAGTCGGGTCAACAATATCGAGGGACTTGTCCTCGCCTGGAGTTTTCTTCGTGGTGATTTGGTTTTCGCGGGGATAAATCAGGTCGGCAACCTGCTGGTAGAGATTGCGGAAGTTGGCCGCCTTGAATTCTTCGTGCTGCTGCATCTTGATTATGTCTACGGCTTTTCGGTCAGCCAAGGGTGGTTCTCCTTCCGGTCGATGGCGATAACGCGCCGGTCAGCATTGTTTTTTCAAAGCCCGACTTGCGCCGTAGCGCCTTTATCTTTTGTTCGCCGACTTCTTCGCCAGCTTCGGGTATGGCGGCGGGCGAAGGGACGCGCGGAGGTTTTATTTTGGGCGTCATTTTCCCCTCCACAGAATTTGTATCTTATCAGCCGCAGTCCCGATAAAGTGCAGTTGTGCAAGATTTTCCACAGGCACAGAAATAGGTGACGTGGAGCTCAGTTTCCAGGTTGAAGTCGTTGCAGCCGCGTTGACGTTCATATACGCCTGGGTTCCCGATAATTGCTGGACAAGACAGCTTTGACACGCTTGGCTGCTTGGCGATATGTCCGCAGGTGTTCCTGCTATCGTCACAATTACACAGCCGCCCAAGGGACTATTTTCGATTAAACTCGACATAGATTACTCCTTAAAAACTACTCTAGCGTTACGAACAACGTAAGTTTTTGCCGCACTGCCGAGCGGCCTTGGCTTCGCTATGGCACGACCATTTATACAAAGGGAATCGCCTTCGCTATCGCAGACGCCTCTTTTGTGGCCATCGACAATCATTTGTTTGATGGCTTCTTCGTTCTTAAAATTCACAGTTTCACCGTTTCGTGTTTGACAAACCGTTCCAGATTACGAAAAGCCGAATTAACCGTCGATACTCGATGTCCGCTTGCCGCGATATAAAAGTAATTTAAGGCGTTTCTGTAATGCTCGTCACCGAGTTTCTTATACCTGTATATGGCTGTGCCGGACTTCTTGTTCGTTTCGAGAACTTTGGCGGTAGCGCATAACTGCTGCGCGAAGATGTCCATATCAGGGCATTGGCGGGGCAAACGAATCAGCTTATTCACAATCAGTCGGTGTGTGGCATCGAAAACTTCCGTCCTGCCAGCCCTGACGGTCTTGGTGTTTTCGTTAAAAGCGACAGGAGATACCATATTTTCGCCGTATTCGCACAGGAAGATTTTGTAACCTTCTTCTTTTTGAAACCGCCTTGCTTCATCTTCGTAAGGTCGAATATCTATAACAGCCGACTTGACATTGAACCTGCGGGCAAGGTCGTGAATATCGCCGAAATTCGACAATGCTGCCACTTTAAGAATCTCGAATCTTTCGCGGTCGGTGCGTATTCCGATAACGACGTGCTTGATTTTACCCACATCCACACCCATTGCACAAGGACCGGCGTGACCTGTCTGAACAATATCCTGACCACAACAGGCATAAACGTCGTTTATTCGTAATCTATCCTCGGCAGCAATATAGGGCAAGCCGAGCATAAGGCGGTAAACGTCGGCCAAATTGCCCTGCGGCGGGTCATTAAAGGCAGTTAAAATGTCCCAGGGGTCAACAAAGGCGCTTGATAACTGGCTCCAGCGGTAGCCGATGATATCCTTGTTATCCGGTTTGGCTCTAACCCACTCACCACTAACATCAATCATACCCAAACCAAGCGGATGACCACACTTCTTGCAAGCGACAAAACCCCTGCCAGCATCGTTTAGCTTGACGCAGTTAGGAAATTCAAGTTCGGCGCAGGTCCATTCATTGCAGCTTTCGCATTTCCTAAACCAGTGGCGCTGGTCGGATTGCTGAAAGACCTTGTCTATCCCAAAGTCGGGAATGGTCGGATTGGAAATATAAACCTCCTCTTTGACCTTGCTATGCCCCATACGGGCAAGGGCCTTGGCCTGAACATCTTCATCCATAAGGTCAACTTCATCGAAAACGACCTTGTCAACGGGGATAGACCGAAGTTTGGGGGATTCCGATGCCGTTTCATCGCCGACCGTCTGTGTAAGGCGAGCGCCTCGAAGATACAAAAAGGCGTCGGCTACTTTTTTAAGAGACGTGGTATCAGTCCCTTTCCCGCCGGTTTTAACGTATTTACCGATAGATTCCTTGTTGGCTGTGATTAAAGGCCCGAATCTGGCCTTTGAAAACTCGCCTACATCGTCCGAAGTCGGGAATAGATATAACACACCTTGTGGATAATGGCCAAAAATCATACCGTGCAGGGATTTGAGGACTTCGACTTCGGTAAAGCCGCCCTGCGTCCCCTTCATAACGCAAACGCGGCGGGCGTCGGACTCCATCGGTTCAATTTGATAAGGGTGGTCGTCGAAGGTAAATATATTCGAGCCAAGTTTGATTTTGTTCAAAATCGCCCAATACCCGCAGTTTGCAGTGGCCAATACCATCGGGTCGGCTGGGTTCTTAACGTCCATTTCAACCATACAGGCGATTTATACGATACAGACGCCATAGATGTCAAGAAGAAAAAATAATTTTGCAAAATGTTAAGATGGGCAAGAAGATTTTTCTTGACATTGCGATTTTTGCGGCGTAAAGTGATTTTATGAAAACAGTGGAGGTCACAAATTGTCATCTTCGCCGCTTATGGCGGGCGAATTATACCCAGGTTCAGCCTCCACTGTCCTGGGTAGTTTTTTTGAATAACATCCCATCATCCGAAGGGAATGAGCGTGCGCGCACGGATGCGCTGCGGGCGGCGAGCGCAGATAAGCCGCAGGCAATGGGTCAAAAGGGCGGACATATAAGGCGGGACCTCCCGCTAACCGACGCCCGATAGGTGGAGCCAGTTGACTACCGCTCTGGCTGCCGGAGCTAACAACAGTTGAAATCAACTGGGTTACGACGGAATTTTTGTTCAGTCGAACAGAAAAACGTCGATAACATTTTGAGGTTAAACGGTCTGCTTAAGAAGCAGACAGGGTTATGTATTATAAATCTAAAAAAGATAGGAGAAGGTGGTGGTTGAGCTTAACCAGGCAACAGCAGAAAGAATATACAGATAAGAAGGTAGCCACAAGAAGGGGCAACTATGAGATAATAGAGTTGTTCAGGCAGGAGCAGGAGAGAAGTGATAATCCCTATTAAGAGAGAGTTAAAACTGATTTTGGCAATTTTGGTAAAAATCTAACTTACCAGGCCCACATTTGGGCCAATTCATCCTCTTGGGCTATCTCTTCTGGCAGTTCCTCTGTTCCGTAGCCATCGTTATACAAAAAGGCGATTTCTATGGCCGATAGCGTTTTATTGAAAATCATTACATTATCAAGCGAACCTGTAAAGTAAGTCGCAGCGGTTTCTCGCCGCCCGATATTACAATAAGCCCTGCTTGTCAAACTTCCGGTGTAAGAACCCGTATTTCCAGATTGGCTGCCATCGACAAAACACTTGACGCTTGTCCCATCCCAGGTAAAGCCAACAAAAGACCACTGACCTGCCAAAACAGAGCCATTTGCGCTTGTTGTTTTTATTTCACCTTCAAGATAGCAGGTTACATAAAAATTCGTTCCGTTCCAATACAAGGCATATTGGATATTTGACGAAGCGCTTAGGTTTTTACAAACCACATACCCGCTTACGGCGCTTACGGCAGGATAAACCCACGCAAAAACACTCAAAGGCGCGGCGGTAATATCAATTTGCGATGGGCTTGTAATTGCGACATAATCGCTTGAGCCGTTAAAGGTGAGCGCCCCGCCGACCTTGCCGGTGGTATGCAGGACCGAAGTATTTTGCTGTGCCGTCCCATTTGACAATCCCCGCGAATCAACGACGGTTGTGGACGCAGCATTATCGTTCATTTTGTAGGCCGCAATACAATTTGCCATAGTTCACCTCGTATAGTTTAACTTATCCCCATCGTCTTTTTCAGCTTTTCTACGACGACTTGCTCGTAGAGGGTCAATTCTTCGCTTGCGCGCGTAATTGCCCTGCGTTGTTTGGCCGTCGAATCCGCGTTAGTCAGCGTTCTAAAGCAATCCTGTATCGTATCGAGGGAGTCCTTGATTTGGTCGAATGTATCGTGTTTGCGCTCTATATTCATCGGCAAATCTCCCATATTACCACAACTAACTGGTTCTATTCGTGTCATATATTATATCGCTATTAACAAATAAAGGCCCCCGTTATCAATGGCGAGGGCCTTTGGAGGAGGGTGATGAAAAGCGCGCCTCATTTTGTCGCCCCATTGATTTTCTTCCTTATCCCCGCGACGAGCGACTTTGTGGCGGGGGACTGATTTTTGAGAATACTGCCAACGCTGGTAATGACAATAGGCAAAGTCACCGACGCGTTAGAAGCAACGGATTTTATTCCTTCCACGTTTGTAACGACTTCGGCAAGGGCCTTCTTATGCGTCCAGATTGAAAAAGTCCCTGCGGTTAGTGCAATACCGCCCCCGATATAAGCCACGACCATAGGGTATGTCGTGTAAAACTGGATTAGGGCGAATCCGGCGATACAGGTCAAAAGCGCGCCGAGGCCGATTCCCTTCAGCCCCGACGTGCCTAATATAATGGCCGCAATAGAAGCGATTGCGCCGACAATGCAAATTAGCTGGACGCGGTCAATGGCGGATTGTCTTTTCATCTTTTGGTCCGCCTCCTTTCGTCCCGCTTCAAGTATAACCATAGCGGACGCCTCGTTGACATCTTTTGGCTTGTATCGAGCGTCCCACTCACCGCGAGTTAATTTCTCCTGGCAGCCGCATAGTGCCAAAACGAAAAGAACAAAGAAGATAATTACGCAAGCGTCAAACAATCTCATTTTCTGTTTCCTACTTCGCCAGCCATTATGGCCGAGATAACATAGGGGCCGCCAGTTAGCTCTGCCAACC